TAGGATCAACTAATTATTTTGTAGCGGTGGCAACAACTTCTTCAAACGCTGCTGCATGGTCATCAAATGGTGGCACTACATGGTCTGCTTCTACATTGCCAAGTTCTGCAAACTGGAGTTCAATAACATTCGGTGACGGCAGGTTTGTAGCAGTTGCTTCGGGAGGAACTGCCACAGCATTTTCCACAGACGGTGGACAAACTTGGTCAGCAGGCGGTGCATTATCAACTTCAACTACATGGACTGATGTAGCAGCAGGTCTAGTAGGTACCAGCGTTTATTTTGTAGCCATTGCATCGGGAGGTACAGTAGCAAACTATTCTGCAGATGGCGGCGTATCTTGGATAGCCACTGGAGCATTGCCAGCAACTGCAACATGGACTAGTTTAACATATGGAAATAACAGATTTTTTGCTGTGGCCTCTGGCGGAACTAATGCTGCATTTTCAACTAATGGCACAACATGGACAGCAGCAACCTTACCTAGCAGTGCAAGTTGGAGTTCAGTGGCCTATGGCGATGACGTGTTTGTTGTAGTGGCTTCGGGCAGCACATCAGCACTGACCTCATTTACTGGTGAAACCGGTTCGTTTACTTCAAGAACATTGGCTAGTTCTTCTAACTGGTCTGAAATTTCATATACTGCCTATACTGGTTTTGGTAGATTCGTTGCAGTAGGAAATACTAATGCGGCTCAAAGCATAGACCTTACTTCTGCAAATCATCAATTAGGCACTGGTCCTCACGTAGTAACTGCTGTTCCTGCTGCAAATACTATAAGATTCCCAGCAAGAACTACTGGCACTATTAATACAACAGCAGCCTCAATGACCGGTGTTGTATATGCAAGGCCCGATGCGTTCTTTACCCATAGACCGTTTGACGGCGGTGTACAATTAGGTACAGGAAATCCAAGCCACGGTGCACAGGCCATACGTCAAAGTAAAAAATACATCCGTTATCAATCTGGTAAAGGCATGATGTACACCACTGGTGGTTTATTTGCTCCTAGTTACAATATTGCAAGTGCTACAGCCGTTGATACTGTGATTAATAGTTTTATCACAGTAACCCTAGATGACACAGATCACGGTCTACAACCAGGCGCTACTGTTGAAATCATAGGCATGTTATCATTTGAGTACAACGGAGAATACACAGTTGAAAGTATTGTTGATGCTCGCAGATTCCGTGTTAGAGCAGGAGTAACACTAAGCACAACATCGGCTCAATTAGGACCTGATTGTAAAGTATTATTAAAACGCTGGCACGGTGCCACAGTTCGTATTGGTGCATTTGACGAACAGAATGGTATTTTCTATCAATACGACGGTCAAGAAATGGCAGTGGTTAGAAGATCTAGCACAAATCAATTAACTGGTACAATATCTGTTTCTGTTGATAGTAATAGCATTTTTGGTGCTGGAACTAGATTTACCGAACAATTAAAAGTTGGAGATAAAATCGTTATTAGAGGTATGAGCCATCTAGTAACTTCTATCAGCAATAATACATCTATGACAGTGGCTCCGGACTGGAGAGGTGCTAACAGTATTTCTGGTGCTAAGATTTGCGTTACTGAGGAATTATATATTCCTCAAAGCCAATGGAATCTTGACAAGCTGGATGGCACTGGACCTAGCGGATACAACTTATTACCTTGGCGTATGCAGATGTTAGGTATGCAATATTCATGGTATGCTGCTGGTTTCATTGAATGGATGTTGCGTGGTGCAGATGGTAGATTTGTATTCCTACATAAAGTTAGAAATTCAAACGTAAACACAGAAGCATATATGCGTACTGCTAACTTGCCTGTGCGTTACGAAGTTGAAAACAGATCAGCCGTAGGAAAATTGGCTGCAACCATTACTAGCACAGCAACTAGTTTAAGAGTCACTGATGCCAGTCGCTTCCCAACATCCGGAACACTGTATATTGACAACGAATTAATTTCTTATTCTGGAAAATCTGGAAACACGTTAACTAGTTTGACTAGGGCCGCAACTTTCTTGGCCTTTACTGCTGGACAGAATAGAACTTTTTCTGGAGGAGCAGCAGTTTCTCATACTGAAGGAGCAGGTGTAACACTAGTAAGTTGCACAACTAGCCCAACAATCAGCCACTGGGGTTCTGCTCTATTAACAGATGGATTATTTGACGAAGATCGAGGCTACATTTTTAACTATGCTGCAACGGGTTTGAGTATTACCACTGCCAAACAAACAGCATTTATGATTCGATTAGCACCTTCAGTTTCTAACGCTATTGTTGGAGACCTAGGAGAAAGAGATCTTCTTAATAGAGCGCAGTTATTGTTAAATGAAATTGCTATTACCAGCGATACTGGTACAGGTGCTATCGTTGTTGAAGGTATTCTAAACCCAAGAAATTATCCTGCTAACCCAACCAACATTACCTGGGCTGGATTAGCAAGTTCAGCGGCTGGTGGCCAGCCAAGTTTCGCACAGATTGCACTGGGCGGTTCTATTAACTGGGGCGGTGTGCCTTTGACCACAACCACAGCAACTATTCAAGGTGCATTAACAACAACAATAACAGCGAGAGGCTTCTCTACAGTTAATCAAACATTAACTGCTATAGCAAACAATGGATTTAGAACTCAGGCTTTTCAAAATACTCAAAATGATTTTTATATAACCAACGCTGCATTTGATAGTTTACAGGCTGGTGCAACACCTATACGTGTTGGAGATAGACTAAGTCTAACAACATTTATCACTGGTGGTCAAACTATTTCTAATTTTACAAGAAACTATTTGAACAGCGGTTTTACTAGAATAGTAATGAGCGCCAATGCTAACGGTAATAGTGCTGCATTTGCCAATCAATCTGTAACTTGTGCAAACAGCATTTCAACTGGTTATGCCAGTGCATTTGTTAACGGTAGAACAGATTTCTTGATAGCAGATACAGATCTTACCACATCAAATTTAACAGTTGGTGATACATTAAGTGTGGCTTCATTCTTAATCAGCAGTCAAACAGTACAATCTATCACACAGACATTTGCAAGAGTTTCTGGAACTAACTTTACTCGTATAGTTATGAGTTCTGCTGCAAACGCTACTCAAGCAGCCAATACTAATACCACTACAACTGTAACTGCATCGGGTACAGGTGCTAGTTATGCTGGTAACTTTATATTCTTTACACAAGCAACTTGGAATAACTCCGGAGCGTCAGTAGGTACTCGAGTCGCTACTAGTTTTACACAGTTCCCCGCAGGAACTGCGGTATCTACAGTAGGCACAAGAAGATTAGGTACTACCACAGTGATACGTGCAACATTTACTCAGACTCTTACTGCGTCAGTGAGTGCTGCAGGCACAGTGACATTCCAGTTTGGTGATCCGCAGTTTGCATTACCAGGAGAACAGGTTTTCTCTTTCGTTACTAACCCAGGTAACGTTGCTAACTTGAACTTAAAAGAACTTAAAGAGTTGACTACTACTGCAATCGGTGGTCGAGGTGCGTTCCCAAATGGTCCAGACGTACTGGCTATTAATGTGTTTAAGGTCTCAGGAACTGCTGCTCCTGGAGCGATTATTCTACGTTGGGGAGAGGCGCAGGCTTAACAGCGAACTTGTTACGTTCAAACTGATCTAATTTCGTATCAAGAGTTTTCTTTAAAGATACGATATTAGATCGGATATCGGTAACATCGTCGCCCATCCTGCCAGTTAATACAAGTTGATCGTGACTGCGATCAATATAACCAACCTGTTCTATCAACTGTTTAAAAACTTTAGTCAGTGCGGCTTTCGATCCCTCGTCAGTGATCGCATCGATCTTTTCTTGATATCTTTTACAGTCTTCTAAAAATCTAGGATTATTTGCTAATTTTGGAATCATTTTTCTAACACCATTATAGTTTCAATTTTTGCTCGTATAAGCGAATTATTTAACGTCGTTTTAAGTCCAGTGTGTAGATTCTTTGGCAATTGATCTATATTGGCCCAGCAGATAGTCTCATCAACACCGCCAAAAAACTCGCTGTCTACTAAACAGATATATGTGCTGTATTCAAAACCCCTGTCTTCCGATAGATAAAGTTCTATAGGAATAATTTTGCCCTGTGAATAATGATCTAACAGTTCCTGAGAATCTTCTAACACTGTGGATTTACGTGCAAACGTGGGCACAGTCCATCGTTCATCTTCTAGAATAAGAAATATTCTGTTAGTTTTTTTAGATAAGAAAAGTAATCCGGCACGTTGTTGCATGCTGATACTTATCAAGGATTGAGATCTAATCTCCAATAACCGGCTGCGTACTCACCTTCAAACGACTTGAGCCATTGTGTACCGTCCCATCTATATTGGACTCCTGTACGTAGATTTTGGAAATATGTTGGAGAAAAATCTTCTCCGGTTAGACTAGCATCTTCTAGATCGTGATCTGCTGGATCCCAGACAGTTACCCATGCTGAACCACTCCATTCAATTATAGAATTAGCCTTAATCACAGGATCGTTGCCGTCGAGATTTTTCCATCCGTCGGGACCGTCATAGACTTGACCTAGACTAGAATCCAAAGGATGACTAGAATCCCAGTTCTGTTGATTAATCAATCCTGTACTAGTACTGTTATTAACATCATCTAGCATCAAGAAACGAGTACCAACGACAATTGATTGGTCAGTAATTTCGCCATTAGGACGTTTTGGATTATACTTGTATGGATCTATGATAGCATCTACAGTAGTCCACTGATTATTTGATCTAGCCGGTCCTTGTATAACAGTATTACTAGGTTTAGCATCAATATCTAATGTCACTAACAGATATGTAGGGTCAATCTCGTTGATAACAAAAGTACCACTTATCTCATTACCGTTTGGTTGTATAAAATATATCTTACTAATACCAGGATTATATCCGCCGTAGATATCTATCACAGTGTTCCAGTCTATGCGTTCACCTTGCTTAACAGGTGGTGCTAACCCTAATGAAG